TTGTAGTAAATGATTTTGATGAAGTCGCAGTGGGATGCTTACGAATCTTTGCAGTTGCTGATTGATTTGTCAAAGAGTAAACAGAGTTATCAGCATTTGTAATATCATAAGTTGCTTCAAAATTTGTCCCCTTTTCAATTACAATATTGACGGTAGGTACAGTCATTGTAGTTTTTTAAATATTTAGTTCTCAAAAGAAGTTAAAGTTTACGTTAACTCTACACTTATCATCAGTACAAGTCGTGCTGCGATGTGGTTTAAAAGAATCAAAAAGTAATAAGCGATTCTCTATAGATTCTACTTCAATACTATCCTCAAGAATTGTGAGACCGTTGTTTGTGTTAATATAAAAAATTGCTCCATGATGTTCATATTCATAATCAACATGAGTATCATGATGAACTATAGTTTCTGTGGAAGGATATAAATTTCCTTTGATTCTCATTATTGCTTTACACTCCATAACATCTAACAATGGAGCAAATATTTGAGATTGTGGTTCAACATTAAACCCAGACCAAAATTCATGAGTAAAATAATATGATGCAGATAGTGGCAAATTTTCATTTTTGCTCGTAACGAATGGAGTTAAATTCCACGGAAAACCAGGATTTAATATAAAATTTTTGATCTCTTCAAATTCTTTCTTTGGGAGAACATTGTCAATAATTTTGTAGATCATTGGTACGATAATTTATCTTTTTTTGGTTGAGTTAAATCTGGAAGTTCAGATGTTCCTTGAAGGTCTGATATATTAATAAATTCTATCCATCCAGTTGCAATATACTTTACACCACTCAATGGAGGATTACCTCTGTGCGTATGAGTAAAATGAGCAGGAAACATAATGAATGTTCCAGTCTTGGGTTTAAATCTTAAGGATTGGTATAAAAATTCAGTCTCTCCACCCTCTTCCACATCATTTAAATATAAAATCCAAGACAAAACTCTATCTTTACAACTATCAGATCCATCAATTTCACAATGCCACATATGATATCCTTGTGTTGGTAAAGTTTTTTGTATCTTAATATATTTTGATCTATGTTTTTTCAAACATTGTACTATTGGATATTGTATATTATACAATGGATAGATATAGTTATAAAATCTATCATGAAATGGAGCAATGAATCCGGGATCCCAGTCAAGTTCTATAATAGGATTAATATTTACTGCGGTGTCATCTTTTTTATTTAAGATAGAATTAGGTTCAGAAAGTCTAGTGTAAGAATATCCTTTTTTATGATATGTTTCAAATGAATTTATTGCATTTTCACACTCTTTTTCTGTAAAGGCATTTTCATAAATTCCTATAAAATCTTTAAATTCATATTTCAGTTTTGATGGATTAAAATTCATGATATTAATGCCAGTAATACGATGAGAATAATTTGATGATGCTACAAAATGTGTTTTTGATTGAATTAAATTTTTATATATAACACTTTACTTCTTGATATGTGGAATTATACTTTTCATTAACTTCTTTTTTAATGGAAGCTCTTTGATCATTATATGTATAGACAAGGCGAGCAAACTGTATGAAGTCCTCATCAAAAATATGTTTTTTCTCAAATACTCTTAATTTGTCTTCAATATCCCAAAGTTTATGATTAATTGTGAATAATTGAGAAATATAAGATTCATCATGGACCTCATGTTTTTGTGCAATTTCAATGAGGTCTTGAAGTTCTTTTTTTACATATTCGTTTGACGTAAATTGTGATTTGATAGAGAGAATAGAAATTTTATCTAATAATTCCCCTACAGATACAGGTATATAAATTTCCATTGTTTTATGAATAATTATATTTAATTGATACTTTTCTGGTAAAAACAATTCTTAATAATGCTCTGGGGTTATCCTCTGTGAATTCTTCTGTAATGTTTGGAGAATGAAATAAATTTCCTGGATAAACAATCGCTTGATTTGGACCATACTCTAAATTTTTGATTAATTTTAAATCTTTATGATTTTTTGAGTTCAAAAACTCTTTAACTTCGTTTCTTGTCACATCGGTTTTATTATAGTGTTCAAATAGTTCTTGTCGTCTTTTTTCTGTAAAAGCATCCCACTCATTTCTTTCGTTTTGACCACCGCAGTAATGTTTATCTTTGTAACTAAAAAAATTTGTTGATACGGTGGATAAATTTAAATTCACCAAGCAAATGTACTCTAACGCACCATTTTCTTCAGTAAAATCTATATGCGGATAATAATTGGAATGAGACAAAGACCAAACTGGTCCCAATTCATTGTAAAAAAAGTTACAAACAATACCATAGGAATCTGAATCATCAATTATTTTATTATCTAATATAAATTTTTCCAATAAAGATTTCCCCACCCAAAATGGAAATATGCTTTCATATCCAGATTTAGAATATCCTTGATAAGGAATACATTGCCATTTATCTCTACTTAAGAAAAAATTTCTTGCTAAATCAAAATTTTTAAAAAAGTTTTTAATGAGGAAAATATCATCTGAAAACTTTAAATAAGAACCGCATTCAGGTTCACAGCAGCTTTCATACAAATCGTTTAATAATTTTATTTTCATTTGTAATCAAATTTTTGTGATCTATTATTTTTGTTAATTTCTTTTGCACCTTCTATGTTTTGGATGATTTCTTGATATGCTTTTTCAATTTCTTCTTGAGTAAACTCAATTCTTGGTTCATTAAGTCTTGATGCCATTTCTGATTGAAACATAGATACCCTCATTGCATCAGGGTAAAAAGGAACATTTCTCTCAATAATATGAAAATCATCATACGTCACATTATTTTTATGGGTGCCTGCAACCATAACTGATGCTTTTTTATTCAATGCTTTACGCATGTGCTGTCCGCAACTATCGCATCCAATAAAATAATCTGCCGCACCTATGATTGCTGCCCATTCTCTTAGACTTGGATCTGGGTCTGGTTTATAAGTTTTTGTATTATGAAACTCCTTTGCCCCCATAAAAACTAAATTGTAATCTTTTGAAAGATTATTGATAAAATAACTTAACATATTTTCTGGAATAGACCTTAAAGTATCATCATAAATTCCAGAGGGATGCGGAGTTGCTGTGGCACCATATGGTTGTAATACTATGGTTTTTCTCTTTTTTTGATTTTGCTTAACATAATCTAATAGTTCATAAGCACTTCTTTTTTCAGATAAAGAAAGTTTTAATTGTAATGGTGGCAAATCATCATGATTTGTAGAACCATTAATCTCAACATCAAATGCCTCTCTTAAAGAAATTTGATTACGATAATACGCAGGAACACGATATGGTTCTGGTGAAATTATTTTTTCTACCTTCCAAAATAAATCAAAAGATCCTTTTGTATGTGGATTAAAAGTTCTTTCCTGCAGTTCTGGAATTCCAAAAGTAATAAAATCCCATCCAGGAATCATTACGTGCCAGTCTTCATCCGGATGGTTTTTGTGATATTTGAGAAGCGCTGGAATTGCAGTAATAATTCTTCCAAGTCCACCATCCAATGATATGATTTTTTTCATTTTATGATGCGTATAATAAATTTATTTTGGTACTTGATTTAGATACAACGTAATCTTCTGTCCCATATTCATATTTAGAAATGATACCCAATTAATTCATTGATATTTTAAAGATAACTCATACTAATTTTGGGACTTAATTTGAGTGAAAAATATGTGTCATTCATAACTTTATCCCAGTTTACTATGGGACTGAGGTGATTTAAATCACAATGAGTGCTCCAACCAGGCATTGGAGAAACTATATATCTTTCTTGTTCTTGAAGTTCCCAAAATTTATCATAATCTCGTGTAAAATGATATCCTTCCTTTTCTTTTATACAATCTATAGAATATTTTTGATGTATTTCAAAATCTTCCAAAAGTGTCTTATATCTACATGAAAAAGTATTTGTTGTGGCAGGAACTGCTCTCCAATGAGAATTTGGAGTTACAAATAATTCACTCAAAAACCCCTTTGCAAAAAACAAGTCAAAATCATACAAAGTTACATAATGAGACCCTAAAGTAAATCCTTCTAACATAATATCACACCAACCAGGACGATGTAAATAATCATCTTCTAAAAAATAAATGATTGTATCTTCATCAAAATTTTTTGATTTTACAATATCTAATGTCTGAAGAAAACTATCAGATTCATTTCCACAATTAATTATTTTTATATTTTCTTCTTTTGATAAAAAAGTTTTATCTATATGTCCGTAAAATTCATCATAAACAATGGTATAGTTTACAAGTTTTGGTTCTAAAGTATTTTTAAAATTTTCAAATACTTTAATTTTATTAAACCATTTTGGTCTTTCTCTATCAGCAAGTTTTTGTAAATTTGAATGATAACAATGTCTTAAAAAAATTTCAATTGGTTTCTTCATTATTTTTCATTTCATTCTGAAGAGCGTTTATTTTTTCTATCATTTCATCATAAGACATTTTATTAATTTTTTCTTCCCCAACAACATTTAGTAATTGAGCGTACCCAAGAGGAACAACTTCAGTTGTAAAATAATTTTTAAGTTTTTCATATGAAGGATGATCAGTCTCAATTCTAATCTGCAGTAAATCTAAAACTTTTTTCACATCATCAAGAGTTTCAACTTTTGATATATCCAGTTCAAATGATCTTATTGGTTTTTCATTCATAACCACTCAACTTTTTTGTTCATTGATTTTATTTATTAATAAAAAAGATGTATGTGCTTTTCATTAAGGGGAATATTAAAAATATTATCCACCACATCATATTCATAATTATGAATAAAATCTGTCCCATTAAATGGGCGTAAAAACTCATGTTTTATTGTTTGTTCTATGGTTTTCGCTAATTTAAGTGAATCTTTAGAATCAGAATGACCCCAATTTTTTACTTTTTTCAACATCTCTTCTTTTGTCCTAACCCAAGAAAAATGATGAAACAATGGTTCTTTATTTTGATCTAATATCAATATTTTATCACCATGTATTAAATTTTTAAGAATTGGAAACAGTTGTTGTCTTTCACTTCGTAAATTACAATTCCAATCGCATTCTTGCTTTCTTACTAATAAACCACAAGACTCTAATGTTTTAGAACGATATATTGGTTCTCTAAAATACCAGTAACAAGACATCCAAAATGATTGTTCAGTATCACAAACAGATAAAAACCATGTTTTGAAATTATCACTCGCAATTTCATCAGCATCCACAAAAAGTAACCAATTATTTTTAGATAAATCTGTTCCAATTTTTCTACTCATTGTGTGATAATAAGAAATATTTTCTTTTTGTCCCTCCCAATCAAATAACACATATTTGCATCTTGAATATTTCTTAATAATATCAATAGACTTTTTAAGTAAATCTTGATTTTCCAATTCACCACTGAACAAATGAGTGCAGATTGGAATAATAATTTCATCACTAAAGTTTGAAAGTTGTTTTATATTAACCTCAAGAAATTTAAAATCAATAGTGCAGTAAGATAATATTGAAGAAATCATTGGTATGATATAATTAATTTTTTTATTTTTGAATATCTATTCCACCAACTTAAATGATTGATATGAGGATCTCTTTGCTCTTCAAACTGAATATGGAGCGCAAGAGATGGGATTGGATTTACACGAACAACATGATGTTCCCATATATTTGCGATGGTATTTCCTTCCCAAATTAGATCTTCTGTTGGAGAACTAATTTCATTACACGGAGTATATTTTGACGCAAGTTTTTTAAAAATTTCCCAGTGATCTTGAAAAACTTTTGGTGCAGTCATCATCGTAAAAGTAGTCCATATTCCCTCTTTCCAGTGTCTGGTGGGTGTTCTGAATAATCTACCAGGAACAATGTATTCGCGCACATAATCTTCTTTATTATCAAATGGAAACAAGCAAAGTTCTTTTTTTAAATGATAAAAAGATTTTAAATATTTGTATGTCAATAGCATTTCTTGAATTGCTTCAAGGCAATGTAGATAATCATCTTCTACAGAATACACTAAATCTGCTATAGAATTTTTACAATACTCAAATTGTTTTAGTCCACTATAATTAAATCCAGGAACCTCTAAATCAACAAGTTGGTATGGATGTTTAGAATATTTAAAAATTTCATGAACCTTTAGAATACAATCTTGTGTACAGTGATCATTTAAAATAATGAAAGATATTTTTTCTTCTGTTACAATATTTGCAGAATTAATTAAAGAAGACAAACAACCAATAATTAAATCTTTTTTGGGAACATCAATGTATCTTGGTTGACCATTATATCCATGAATATTTCTCCCATCATGAATTCTTAAAATTATGTCTAATTTCATTGATAAAAATTCCAGATTATTCTATAAATGTGCTGCCTTGTAGTGCCCAAATTCCTTCTACTCCCATAACATCAATATGATTTACAATGCCTTTATCTATATGCCTGTAAAGTAAATGTTCTACATCACCTATTTTGTCTCTTTGTAATATACGTATAATATTTTTTTTCATTTTACCATAAGTGTTCAAAATATTCAATGCTAAAGTCGCATCAAAACTCCAACAACGTGTAGAGTACATAAGAATACTTGATGTTACCTCAAGATTATAAAAATAACCACTTAGGAATGGTGGCAAAATAAGAACTTTATCTTTTGCTTCTAGATGTTTAGTATAATTAAATTTTGAATTTAATTTATATCTACCACTTAATTTAAAAATTCTTTTATAAGAATCCACTGAATTAATTTTCAAATAATCTTCAATCATCATTATCTCCATCATGGATTTGAGGAGAATTTCTGGATGATTGTTTTTGCAATTTGATAAGTATTTTTGTTTATAGAATTGAATTTCTTTATGATCTGTGTAATCAATCACTTCACAATCAAATAAATTTTTATCTACACTTTTTTCTCCACAATCCAACAAAACAATATGAGAATTTGGGGTATATTTTTGAATTGATTGAAGAGTCTCTTTAGTTTGTTGGATACGATCTTTTGTGGAAATTTTTCCATAAGGTGTATGAATTGCCGAGGTCACTAAAAATAAAGATATCATTGGTATACAACTTTTCTTTTATTTGCACTTCTTTTAAGAGTAGTTCTCCATTGTATTGTAAGTCTTTTTTTAACTGCACTTGGTAAAATACAGGTTACACAGTGAGAACTATGTGGTTCATCTTCAGTTGCGTAGTTTACAACCATTGAGTTATATTCTGGTTCTATGCCCAAAATTTGATTCGTTTTATTGTCTCTGTATAAAAATACTCCACCATCGTTGCTGTTCCAATCGGTATTTAAATAAATTGTTCCATTGTATGGATAGGGACTATCTTCATGCCAAGTTATATAAGAACCTCCTCCCCACAAGTAAATTGAACAAGTAAATTCTAAACCATTATTATCAAATTGTAGATTTATTTTATCTTCAACATGTTTTTTTATTTTTCTGTGCAGATACTTATCAGTAATTAAATGAGTTAAGATATTTGTAGAATTTGGAACTAGGTCTTGATTCCATCCATTGCTAGAAGACCAAACATCTTCTGAAAGAATATTTTTTAAATAATTAAAAATATAATCAATCGTATCATTGCTTAGAGTGTCATTATATTTTTGTATCATTTTACCATGCCCAACAAACACCAGAATATCTTACCCCTTCAATGGGTTCTGTAACTTGATGAGGAAATAAAAATAAAGAGGGAAATATTACAATATCCCCTTCATTTAAATTGACTTTGTAGTCTTCCCAGAATATTAAATCTGCACCCTTGTAGTTTTCATTAAAGTTAATAATAACACTTAAAACAGGAATTCCTTTCGCGGTTCCATCAAAAAGAGAATGTATGTGATCATGATGAATTCTCATAATTTGATTTTTTTCATATTTATTGAAACGAATTGAACTAAATTGACTCGTTATATCTTTTGGTTTCTCATAGTTAAAACCGTACTTTTTTCCGTAGGATAATATTGATTTTATTACAAATGGATTTAAAATAATTTCCAATTCCGGAGTGATCATTTGAACACTCAATTCCTTTGTTGAGAAAGAATATGGTTTGGTAAATCCATCACTCCATGTATGAGTTTCCCATTTTCTATTTTCAATAGACTTAATTGTTTTTTGGCAAATGTTTTTAGGTATTATATTTTTTTCTATATGTATTAAATCTTTTAATACTGTATTGGGATTATTCATTACTTATATTCAATACGTTGTTTATCAGATTCATGATTTGTTTTCCAAAATTCCATGTTCATTTCTTGATACTTTTTGATAATTTTGAGGGGAAGAATGTACTTGGTGGGATTATATTCTACTCTTTTTTTTACCGTATGAAAATCTTTTAAATTACAAGCTCTATCAAAATTTTCATTAGAATATTTTATATTTTCAAAATCATGAGAATAATATGGTAATTCAAGAAATTCATATATTTTTTTCATTGTTTTTTCTGGTTCCTTACATAAAACATCATATTCAACGAAATAAATCATTTTTGAATTGATTGCGTATCCTTCTTGAAGAGCGATCCAAGGACTAAAAATCATTCCATTATCTACATTCATTAGTTCATCACATCTCGCAAAAACATTATGATTGTTTTTAGTAAGTGTTGTAGCATAAAATGGATTTTTAGAAAAAATTGTTTCAAATGAATTTAAAATAGAAACAATATCTCTTACTGGACATAATATCTTGGTATAAGGAAAAAGTTCTTGAAGAAAATTTGTTTTCCTTGTCCATTTGCGACAAGTGTCAAATATAATAGGTTTTTCTACGTGCTTATAGTATCCATCAAAAATTCCATACATTAAATTTTTTCTTTGATTTTTATCAATTGAAAAGTTAATTTTATCATTAGTAATTAAATCAATTGACATATCTGTCAGTGATTCTACAGCAGATGCGATGTCAGCATAAAAATTTGGATTTTGTCTAAGAACTGCAGAAAGTAAAGTTGAACCAGACCGAGGAAGTCCAGAAATAAAATAATATGATTTCATAAAAGAATCAACTTTCAATTTCCGAATGACTAATAGTTCCTTTAGGTAAAGCTATGAGATTAAATGAAATTGAAATTCGCTCTTCATCATGATTATTAGTTTCTACAGAATGAGGCAAATATGATGGGAAAAGAATAATATTTCCCTCTACTGGTTCAACACGAATTGTTTCTCCAGTATATTGATTTTTATTTGTCGTAAGATCGCACCCCATCCACATAGAGTTAATTGCGGAATTTCTAAGAACTAATCTTCCGCTTTCCTCTGGTGCTGAAAGATAAAATACTCCCGAAAACACATCACCATGTACGTGTTCATTATTCATACATTGACGAGTATCGTTAACATTTAACCAAGCAGAAGTCATTGCGATATCACATTCAATAAAATCAAGATCAACAACGGCTTTAAATCCCATTTGACAAATGTATTCAAAAAGAGGTTTTAGTTCAGAAACTTCTTGAAGTGTTTCTGGAGAATGATAACCAAAAATATTTGATCTTTGAACAGATGGATTATTTTCTTTATATTTTTTTACAACGTCTAAAAATTCTTTTTTGTGTTCTTCAAAGTTTGGATATTCACTTTGCCAAAGTGGAGTAGAATAAATTGATATTAAGTTCATAGTAACCTCAAAAATTTAATTTAAAAACATAAAGTATACATTTAAGACTATTTATTTTATTTTTTCATATCTCAAAAATTTTAATATGTTATACATCTCCAAGCACGAACACCATTAGGACAAGTTTTTCCTACATTTTGATAGAAATATGTACCAATTTGCACCAATCTTGCAAGAGTTGGATTGTTTTCTGTGCCGGACCAATATCTACATGAAGTTACTTCTGGGGACGACGCTAAGGGATAATCCCACCATACGCAACAAGGAGTTCCTATATCTTGTAATTGAATATTAGATGGTATAAACCATCCAGTAACTCCTGATGCTGCTTGTGCTGTGGTTACCGCATCATTTCTTAAGTCCCAAGTTCTACGAACTGTTGTGCTAGAGCGAGCTACAATCCACCTAATATTAGAAGCCTGGCAAATTATTACTCCGCCACAAGTACAATCTCCTGGTCCAACATCAAATCCAAATTTTTTCCACTGGCTGTAAAACTGCCCTGAAGTAAAGGTAGGACCAACAGGTATTCCAGAATGGGCATATCCTAATCTTATTCTTCTCCAAGTTCCCGCATCATTATAACAAAGAGTAGCAACGCATCTCCAAGTTCCCGAGTCATTGATACATAAAGGCATGATTAGACCTCAAAATAAACTTCTGGTTTAGATGGCCATAATGTTAGATCTCCAAAGTCAATTTTTAAAATGTCTGTGATTGTCTCTGGAATATTACGAAGTTGATTTCTATATGAAATAACTTCACTTGAAACGACTAGATTTTCTTCTATTGATCTTAGAATAATCCAGTCAGTTTCACTTAAAAGTTTATTTCTCAGATTTCTTAAGGTTGTCCATTTATAATCAATGTGATCTTTAGATTCCTTATCAGTAAAATCAATAACAGTATACGTTGCTTTTACAGTTCTTTCATCAATTTGTTCCCAGTTTTCTGGTGCATTTCTAATTTTACGCTTTAAATCATCATCAGTAACTTTTGGTCCAAAATCATCAATAATTAATCTCCAACCTTCATTTTGAAAAAGATATTCATCGTCTACATATGCCACATTGTCCGCATAAGTCCATCCTGGATGTACTCTTTCTTCATTTCCAGGTATCAAATATAATTTTTTTGATTGAATTTCTTTATGTTCTTCAGTTGGTTCAGGTAAAACATCTGGCATCCAATATGTTTTATCGTTTTCTTTAACCCAAGGCATCTTTTTCTTCCTATTTTTTATTAGTAAATATAATATATATCACCAGCACCACCACCTGAGGCAGTGCCGCCAGATTGAATGGTTCTTGCTCCAGTTCCGTTGGTATTAAATGTACCAACACCAGTCACAGATAATGAGTTACCAACAGTAAGAGTTCCTGTTGAAGGATTAAATGTTAATTTTGTAGTATTAACAAATGATGTTGAGATTGTTCCAGTAGTTGTCTCAGTAAAAATCGGATAATACGTTACATTGTTTGAATTGTTCGCAACTGTAGAACC